AGAGAGGGGAGAAGGTAACTGCTTGCGGAATGAGTAGCGATGAGATAGAAGACCTTTGTGAGAACTATCTGCCGTATGCTCTCAACCCTATGATGAGCACCGAGGAGGTCAAGGAAAAATTGCGAGTTTCTGATGCTACCCTTAACAGAATGGTGGCTAGGGGCGATTTGCCCAATGGCGAATGCAAGAAACGTGGGCACACCCGATATTGGAAGAAGTGGGATATTCTGCACTTCATTAAGAGTAAGAGAGGTAAGTGACTGCCTCTCTTTTTTTGTTATTTATGATATTACCTTCTATCACCTTAAATCACTGATAATCAACCACTAAAAGAAAGTGTGATAGAGTTATATTTGCTCTCCCCTATTCTTTGTACCTTTGCATCCGTAACGTTACAATAGTGTTAGTTAATATTAAGGATTTCAAAAGATTGTATTATGGAAATGACAGATGCAAAGGTCGTAGAGAAGAAAATCTACGAAGATGGTAAGAAGGAGTATGCCAGCAAGGGTTTGGCAGGAACAGCCCTCGGAATTGGCATCGGTGGCTTGGCTTTAGCTTTGCTCAACGGCAATGGTCGTGGTGTATTCGGCTCTCTCGGCGGCAGCAATATGCCTGAGAACGTAAACATCAACACCTACGGAGCTAATTCAAGTTCCAATCAGCCAACTGCCTTACAGGTAATGGAGAAGGAATGCGCTGATGAGGTGAAGTTGCTTACCGACATGTTCGGTTTGAAGCTCGACACCGCTAACAAGTTCTACGCTATGCGTGAGACAGATGTTGCCGAGAAATTCGGTCTTTACAAGTCGCAGGTAGATGCTATCAACGCTGAGAACCGCCGTGCAATGCAGGCTGAGTTCGGTTTGTATAAGTCTCAGATTGATGCGGACTTCGGTTTGTACAAGAATCAGAGAGACCAGTATGACGCGCTACAAGCTAAGTATTGCGACCTTGACAAGAAGGTAGCCGTTATGGAAGCCCTCACTCCTTACAAGGAGAAGCTGATGATGGCTTACGTGAACGAGAAGACCTGCAACTGCTTGCGCGGTCAGTTGGTACTCCCATCTACGCCAGTAATTTCTGGCTACGGCAGCTATTGCTGTAACGGTACTGCTCCTTCCACGCCCGCTACAGGAGCGTAACAGAGCAGTAAGGAAGTCGGTTAGACGGACTAAAAAGAAATGAGTTGGTGAGGGGTGTTTGCCCTCGTTGGTGGATGCCCTCTCACCTCTCTATAATATATCACCAACTTAAAGATATTGATTATGATGAATTTTGGAAACAGCCCTTTGCTTGATATGGGTACAAATCAGCAGCAGCCGCAGATGATGGATGCCGAGCTACAGAAGATGTACGAAGCAATACAACAGAAGCGAGCATCTATCAATATGCAGACGCAGGTATCTTCTACTCCACTCTTCGATGAGATAGATAAGATAGAGGATAGTTTTACAGATACTCAGAAGCAGTTCTTGATACAAAACCAAGAATACGTGGAGAGTTTGCAGTACGTATCTAAGCTTGTGCAAGATGAGGAACTACGCATTATCCGACCTCGTATAGAGCAGACAGAGCAAGGCAAGGAGGCTTTGAAGCATCACCTATCCATCGTAACAAAGCTAAAGAAGGAGATGGCTAAGGAGGAGGAACAGAAGCGAGCCTTGCTTGATGACTACCTCACCAATTATCCAGATATGGCATACAAGGATTATCTCGCAATGATTAATGGTCAGAATCAAGCTAAGAAAGGAGGGTCTAAGAAATGAATATAACAGAGCTTAAAGAGAAACTGCTTGAATCGGTTGACGTTTGGGCAGACGCAAGAATAGACGATATGGTTAAGGCTAACCCGATGCTAGCCATACCATCAGTGTATATGAAACGTGCGGCGCATAATATCATATCCAAGAATAAGGATAAGTGGGATAAATCGATAGACAATGCTACCCTATTCATCGCCGATGAGAACGGAAACATAGATGCCGACACGATATTTGAAGATATGATGCAGATGCTAAAATCCGTGGAAGATTACAAATTCGATGTAGGTTTTATTCACGGACATATTGACAAAGGAGTTGTGTCTATTGACCTGCCAGATGGAATTGCCACTGCTATCCTCTTTGGAAGCAAGCGAAGCATCAACTTCACGGAGGAGGATTTTGCAGAGTTAAAAGATTTGATAATAGGTTAAAATATATAAGATATGGAAGCAAAAGAGATTATGAGCAAATTTGATGAGCTGTATGGAATGATGGCTTCATCAACCAACGTAAAGTATATGCACACATTCGGAGACACCATGCGTTGCATGATGCAGGATATGGCAGCCAAACACCCAGAGTTGGCGCAAGAGTATCTTGATAAGCTCTGCGCCATCAAATGGAAGAACTATCTCACCAAGAATGAGGCTTTGGATATTATCGGTAAGATGAATCCCGAAGCAACTTGGAATATGCAAGGATGGTTGGACGAAATGGAGAAGTTGGGCTTATGTATGGAGGATAAGCCATATTACAATGATTATGCGCTGTATATAGCCATGAATCAAGTAATAAGCGACCACGGAGAGACCATTGCCATAATAAAGGGCGAGAAATCTCTTTCTGATATAAATGAGGAAGAACTTGTAGAATACGCCTACAAATTAGCCCTTGACCTACTGAAAGATAAGGATGGCGTATATAATATAAGAGAATACTTTTTGAAGTAGATATACTGTTTGAATCATTTGTAAAGAGGAGCTTTTGGTAAGTTCCTCTTTATTTGTTTACACCCGATTATCTATTTTCTTTTGTCTTTCGATTTTAAAAGCTATCTTTGCATCAAAAACAAAATATGGTAGGACAAGTAGGAAATACGGGTACAAGAGCGGCAGGGATGATGCTATTCGGGGATGAGTTGAGTTGTATGTTACTCGATACCCGATGGATGCTCATTGCTATCGTTCTACTTATCATTGCTGACTATCGCTTTGGTTGTGAAGAAAGTAGCCTTCGACATAAAAATGCTTTAGAAAGCAAGAGCCCTCTCCTTGCTGATAGATATGAGTTCAGAGCATCACGGGCAAGGCGCAGAACTGTAAATAAATTTGTGGACTACCTTATCTATATAATGGTAGGTGTATCTCTTGGTAGAGCTTTATTACCGCAGATTGATATTGATTATATTTGGGGTGGATGGGTTGTTACTGCATTTATTGCGGTAAGAATAGAGATTCCGAGCATAGTAGGACATTTCTTGTTTGTTCGTGGCGTAGCGGTAGAAAAGAAAACAATAAAGGGCTTCATTAAAGCCTTTATCGTAGCTCTTGCTAAATCAAAGAGTGAAGGTGTTGGTGATGCCTTAGAAGAAGGATTTAAAGCAACGGAGGATAAAAAATGAAAGTAACAAAAGAACAAATGAAAGCCATCATGCCGAAAGCTGGAGAAAGGATTGATATATATCTTCCTTATATCAACGATTACGCAGATGCTTTTAATATCAATACTCCACTTCGCATGGCACATTTCCTTGCACAAGTGGCTCACGAAACCGCAGAGTTGGTACACATGCGAGAAATTGGTAATGCTGACTATTGCCATAAGTATGAGGTTGGTAGGCTCGCAAAGATGTTGGGCAATACTCAAAAGGGTGACGGCTACAGATATAAAGGTCGTGGCTTCTTGCATTTAACAGGGCGGGCGAATTATCAAGCATACACGAACTCAAAGTACTGCAAAGGTAATGTTGTGGCTGCGCCAAAGCTCTTGGAACAACCGAGAGGAGCAGTAAAGAGCGGTATGTGGTATTGGCTGACAAGAGGATTGAATGCCGTAGCTGACAAGAATGATATTGAAGCGGTTACAAAAAAAATCAATGGTGGAACAAACGGCTTGGCGAGCAGAACCAAATATTGGAAGAGAGCTTTGAGAGCCTTTAATATATAAGCTTATGAAATGGGTTAAAGATTTGTTTTATTGTTTATCAATTTCAATGCTTCTGTTTCTTACGACGCAGATAGTTATCGGGTGTACGGCTACCCCGAAGGTGGTTACCCGACAGACTTATATCAGCGATAAGCAGTCACATTGGGATTCGATATTTAATGCTAGACTTTCAGCGACCTTTGAACTCTATCAGAGAACTCAAAGTGAGCTAAAAGAAAATAGCAAGTCTGAAACAAACCATATTAGAGATAGCACTTCTACAATGGTTGATAAAGATGGTAATATTCTCAGACAAGCCAAATATCACTACGAGAGCCATAACTATACAGAGGTATTCGTACAGAAGCTCAGAGATAGTATTTCTTATTATAAATCATATAAGGATAGTCTAAGCAAGTATCGACTCAAAATCGATTCCTTAGATAAAGCTAAACAAGATTCTGTTCCATATCCCGTGTATATAGAGAAGCCGATGAATAAAATAGATGCTGTATTCTATCGATTAGGTAAGGTTACGGCGGTATTCGTGCTTCTCTTCATAGTAGGTATGATATTTTTGGCAATATATAAAAATAGAAAAAGATAAGACATTTTCAATAGTTACTAATATTTTATAGGTTTTAGTTTCTTGGTTATAAGATTGTTGGATAACAAAGGCGGTTACTCGTGATGAGCAGCCGCCTTATTTTTTTTAGTACTTCTTGCCTCCGTGATGATACTCACGGGTTTCATTATAGCGCATCTTTAGATTAATGTGCTGTACGAGGTCGATACCTAGTGATTCTGCCCATTCAAAGGTAGCAACGATTATATCATTAAAATAAGCTTCACAGAGCAAGGGATTATCAGAGGTAGTAAAGTTTAAGATACCTCTTGAAATGAAGTACGCATTAACTGTAAAATCTCTTGTTTCACAGAGTTCTACATTTTCTTCATCGGTTGTATATTCCGTTCTACACTTCACGTTTTTCAACCCCATAAGGTCAAATAAACGAATGCAGATGTCTGCCAATTCGCTTTCAACAGTTCCCTCAATATGTTCGCCGTAGAACTTTTCAAGCAAACCTCCGTGGTGGTCGTTAGCGATAACGCAATCAAGCCCACTTTTATCAAGCTCATCCATCCAACGCCCCTTGCGGTCAGCTTGAACGGCTTCCGTAACCTCTGTGCTAATCATCATAACCCAGTGTGCCGTAGGCTTCTTCTCTTCGTGCCATCCGTGTTTCACGGCATTGTTATAGGCACGTTCAACCCATTCTTTAACTTATTTTCCTTCTATTACCATAATTATCTGTATTTATGTTTATTACACCATTTTCCACAATCTGTACATTCTTCTTTATCGCAGCAAAAGCCATCACCATAAACACTTTCGTTAGTAAATGAAACGCAATTACCGCAACAAGGCTCTTCATTCTCTTTTTTCATATAAATAACGTTTTATTGATTCACGCAATAACTTATTTTTATCGGTAAGCTTTCTTACTTCCTCTTCTAACTGCTTTATGATATGTAAATACGACATTTCTTCAAGAGTTTTCATTTTATCAGCTCCAATGAGAATCCTTTCTTTGCAACATGAACCGCCTTACCCGTGGCTTTCGCTACCTCTGAAGAGAATAATTTAGCGTCACCATTATTTGCGCTCATATGAATAAGCACAACGGCTTTCGTTCTTTCAAGCTTATTCTCTTTCAAACAGTTTAGACATCTTTCCAAGCTCATGTGAGTAGCTTTTGCTCTAATTCCAACCTTTTTAGGAATAATGCCTTCTTTTACGCTCTTATCAACTAAAGAATCCATGTGATTGCATTCTATAAGAATATAATCAAGTGGGAAAGATAGCTTATACTTAATATGATGACTATCCGTAAGGAAAAGCATATCTCCCATATCGGGATGATAGATGATAAAGCCGCAAGGTTCTTTTGTGTCGTGAACTGTATCGAATGCTTTGATAACGAAGTTACCAATACGAAATTCCTTCAACATCGGTATGGCATTATAATGAAAATCGCCATCCTTTACCTTTTTTTCTTCCAAAGTACCTTTGGTAGCAAAGACATTAAAAGGTCGTGCATACTGATGAATAAACCCTGCGTGGTCGCCGTGACTATGAGTAATCAAACAGCCGACAACTTTTCTAAGGTTTCCTCCAAGTGCTTCTACGGCATCTTTTAAGGGCATTCCACATTCTATGATAAGTGCTTCATCATCATTCTGTAGGATATACCCATTACCAGAGCTTCCACTACCTAATGTAATTAATTGCATATTCTATACTTTATATATATAGGAGAGAGATTTTTTTTTCTCTCTCCTATCCGTCAATTTACTGCTGCTTAAACATATCAGGCATTTCCTGCTTACCCATCGGTTTTGCCTTAGGCTTGGTTTGAGCCGCATTTTCTGCGGTCTGAGCGGTTTCCTGCTTATCACTTGGGGAATTATTAGCAGCCTTATTTTCTTCCTTATTCTCGCCATTATTCATACCGAGCGACTGAGAATTAGCTTGCTGTTCCTCTTGCTGCTGAGCTTGTGCGAGTTTCTCTTCGGCTGAAAGCTGCTCAACATTATTGGTAGTAATCTCGGTATAATCGCCATCCTCTAAGTCCTCTTTAACAGCAAGTCCGCAAGTAATCTCAGGGCAATAGGCGTTCTGAAATCTTGTAGCAGCACGATAACGAAGCATCTGCTCTGGGTCAGCTTGCCAGTTGCTACCATTTTTATTATACCACCCTTTCATTTTTGCTTGACGAATAGTAATTATAGAGCCTTTAAGTACCTCACCCTGCTTATCTATTGCGAAAGCATAGCAACCCCAATTATCTTTGCCTTGCTCACCAACAAATTCATATCTGAGAGGGGTAGCGAAGAGACCACTTGCATTGATACAAGCAATAAGGAACTTTGCCGAGAAAGAAGGCATTCCATACACAACGTATGTATTTTGCATTATCATAAGTGGATTTGTATGTAATCTTTGTGCAATATCTATTGCAATCATTACATTACCTACGTTCCCTTTAAATGTATCAGGAATAATTGTGGACGCAGACAAAATCTGCGCCATCTTATAGCCAGTATTAAAACTTTCTTGATTTGCGAACATATTAAGTCCGCTAACTTGTGGCTGTGAAACCACGATTCCATTTTCTTCCATAATTTCTATGTTATAAAGTTATTAAATTGATTTTATCTCCAAAGGCTGACCGTAGATGCATTGCAAGTAGATAATCTGCTGTTCAACGGGCACGATGTGTTCTGCTGATTCCTTGCGGTCAACGAACAAAGGTACGAAGATATTTGAAGCCTTAGATATACCGCTGATAATATCAACGCCCATATCAATAACAGTTCCATCATTCGTATTATCGTAGTCAATACCATCCTTATCAATAGCGGTGCAGATTTCCTTCTCATCGTCATTGGTCTTATTCTGCTCATAGAACTTCCAACGAATGAGTGAGAAGTATGAATTTACCTTTTGCTCAACAAGATTAATCTTTGCCTTCTTGTAAGCTTTGATTTGGCTAATAACTTCACCACAATCAGCAATAATCTGAGATAACTCAACAGAGCGATGATTGAGCTTTTCTTTCTCTGTATCAATACGCTTATTAGTCTCCTCACCTGCGATTTGATTAACCAATACATCACGCTGAGAAGTAAGGGTCTTCTTTTTCTCCTTATTCTCTTCGATTGTAGCATCAACCTTCACAACAGGCTTACTTGCTTCAATATCTGCGAGGTCTTTATCAAAGACCACCTTTTCCGCAGCAGCTTCCCAAGTTTGGTTCTGCTTCTCTGTGCGCTCATCAATTAACTTCTGATACTCAGATTGAGCATTCTTTACCTTATCCTCATCTTGTGCCTTGGTAATCTGCTCATAGGTATTGATATTACCTTTGAGGACAGTCATCTGTTGCTTAATCTGAGCAGCCTCATTCTGTATTTTCGTGAGTTCATCAGACTTATTCTTATTGAACTCGGCAACGGCGTTATCATATTCCTTTGCCTTCATTTCGTCCGTATAAGGACGACCACAAACTGGACAAACATCTGTTTGCTTATAGTTAAATTTCTTTTCGTTAGCATCATTCCACTCTTTAATCTTGTTATTGAAATTAATAGTGACCTCTGCCAAGGAAACCTTGCATTTTGTATTAGTCTCCATATTTGTATTATATGCAGATTTAGCGTCATTGATTTTCGTTGAAGCCGTAGAAATCTTCTTCGTAAGCTCATCAATCGCCTTAATCTTAGCATCTTGCCATACCTTCTGTGCATTCGCAACCTTTACGTTATGCGCTTGCAACTTATTGAGGTACTCTTTCATAGCAGGGTCTTCCTCAGTCGTTCCCTCCAATGCCGCATCTATAGCAGCAATATCAGCATCAATCTTTACCTTCTGCGCTTTGAGAGCTGTAAAATCGGCATCAACTCTAAGAGCCTCTTGTGCCTGAACCTTTGCAGGTATCAAATCTAACTCCTCTTCCGCTTTCTTCTTTGTTGCCTTCTGCTGTGTAAGCATATCGGAGAGTTCTTTCTTCTCTTCAATTACGCCCTTATACACCATAGGATAAGGCTTCATCAATTCTTCTTCATTGATTTTACCAGCCAACGACATAAGCATTTTTCTTCTGTCATCAACCTTATAAGACATAAAGATATTGATATTAGACAGAACGAGCCATTTATTGAACGGACAAAGTTCTTCAAGTTTGGCGTTGAAATCTTTCTGTGAAAGAGGAACGTCATCGATAAGTCTATCCTGTGTAGTACTTTGCAACTTCTCATCTGCTGTACCCTTATTCTTCCAATTCTCAGAAAGAATACGCTGTACCTTAATCTCTCGCTCATCATTATAGTTAAGTACTACAGTGACAGAGGTTTCAAGATGATGAATAACATCATTATTAATATCAAGAGGTTGTACGGTGGCATTCTTCTTGCTGATAACGCCGAAGATTGTCCAAAGATAGGCATCATAGATAGTTGTCTTACCTACCTTATTTGCGCCACTAATAACCATATTGTGGCTAAAATTAATTTCTTGACTCCGAACCTTCTTGAAGTTCTGTAAAGTCATTGATTTGATTTCAATTTTCATTGTTGTTTTTATTAACGTTAAACGATTTGTATTCATTTCCAGCCCTAGAACCCATAAGCTTAATAGTCAATTCCTTGCGTATCTTATTACAGATAGCATTAACAGCATTAATATCAGCCTTTACGTTCTTTTTTCGCTCCTTATTAGCATCGGATTCCATCTGTGATAACATCTGTGCTCTTTCTGAATCGAACTTCTGTAATGCCTCCATAAGGTTCTGAGGATTGATAGTATTACCTACATATATCTTTCCATATCCTCCACCTACCAATGATTCCAAAAAGTAGGTAAGTTCGCTAGGAGATAGATAATAATAGATACTTCTTATTCGTCTTGCCATGAAGACAATTTGAAGACTATTAACAGAACTACCAGCACCGAGAAGTCTAAAGGTATCTAATAACTGAGCTTTTACCCATTTTAGAGCGAACCCTTCTCCATAATCATTATCTAAAGATGCTAATGTATTGGTATCTTTAAGAGCAGAAGTTAGTGAATATACTGGCTCTTTTCGCTTACTGATTAAAGGATAATTGGTTTCTACCCACTCTTCGAAATTAATCAGCGTTAAAGACCTCTGCTGCTGTTCTTGCGAAATTAAGCTCTGTTCGCTGCTGTTGTTGCTGTACTTCGTCATACTCAGAATATATTTCATCCTCCCAAGCACGGGAATTAAGATAGGTAAGAGGGTGCTTTTGATATACTTTCTGAGTGATTGATGCAACATATCGTGGCGTAGCTGCTATACAAGCGGCTCTATCCTTCTTAGTCATGTGCATCCACTTCTTTAAGCATTTCTGCTTGCCGACACACTTACCATACATCTTCCACCATTTTTCAAACTCTTCATTTATAACAGAGATAGATTGTGGTGGGATAATCTCGTAACCTTGGGATTCTAATAATATGATTGCTTCTTGTATCTCCTTTTCCATATTTACACCTTATTATATATTATATATACTCGCCACCCCAAAATCGAGTAATCTCTGACCCTGCGATAGCTACTTGTCCATTCGGTCTTACAATACTCTTTAGGAATCCACCCTTAATGTAACGATAGATAGTGTTTGCACTAACTCGTAACTTTTCAGCAGTCTCCTTAACCGAATATCTACCTTTCGGCTTCACATCAGGCGGTTCGTTTATCATCATTACCTCCTTTCTCCTTGTTGCGTTTGAGAATGCCATAGATGCTAGCTTCACACGCATATTTGAAGTCACTCATTGTCCGCCGCACAGCCTCAGACTTCTTGAGACCTTGCTTCATGTAGTTCTCAACTGATTGAACTACCAAGCTTTCTTTTTCTTTTTGAGATTTAATAACCATATTTAACTATAAATTTATATAGAAATTAATATAGAA